AGCTGGTGCTGGAGCTTTCAATACGCTAGATGAAATTATTTCAAACAGCGATAAGCTAACTACAACCACTGCAAGAACTGTTGGTGGTATACGTGGTGGAGTATCAACAAAATCAACAACTGCTTTCCAACGCAATGCTTCTAACGAAGCGGCAGCAGTTATTGGAGCTCACGATTTTATTGTGGGTGACACAATTGTTGTAACTTCTACTGCAAACCCATCATTTAATACTGCTGCTGCTGGAGCAACTGTTATAGCAGTCTCTGCAACTGAAGTATTTTATGCCAATACTGGTTCTTCAACTGCATTACTTGCAGATACAACTGGCGTTGTAACATGTGCTGCAATTAAGTCCTACTGGAGAGCAACTGAGAAATCACTTGCTAAGTCTGGTGGTTCTGCTGTTGATATCAGAGTAGCGTTTAGAACAATCTCTGATGACATCTATGTAGCTTCTGGTGAAAGACCAAATGCTATCATAGCTGGTCGTGATGTATTCTCTGAGTATGAGAATTCATTTGATAGCAAGATACAGTATAACAATGTATCAGGAACTGGTGAAACTCGTTTCCGTCAGATTGATTTTGATGGTATTCCTGTTCGCCTTGATCCAGATGCTCCAGTTGATACTGCATATTTTATTAACACAGATTACCTTGTAGCTCGCTACTTGGCATCTAACTTCATGAAGGCTATGCCAGCTCAACAGATTGTCGGTACTCTTGATACCGTAACTCCGTTGGCTACTGTTCTAACTTTTGGAACAAATAACCGCAGAGCTCATGGTAAGCTAGTACGTGTCTGATAAATAAAGGATATAGCCCTGATAGAGATATCGGGGCTATTTCTTTTTGTCGGTATATAAGCAATAAGTGTAGGAGGTTTACAAATTGAATTTATCACAAATAAGAAGTTATGTAAGATCTTTAACAGGTATTCCTTCTTCTGATATTATATCAAATGCTGATATTAACCAATTTATAAATGAATCATATTTTGAGATATTAAGAGAAGCTGATTGGAACTTTTTAAGAGCATCAACTACACTAACTTTATCAAGTGGTGTTGCTAGTTATGCATTACCAGCAAATGTCAATGAAGGTCAAATAGCAAGTGTAACTGTATTATCTGATGATACCAATAGAAGACAATTAAGACCAAGAAATAGATATACAACTGATGATTCACCTGGACCATTAAATGTAGGTAAACCAATGGAGTATTCTGTTTATAATGGCAATATACAATTTTTCCCAACACCTGATAGTAATGAAGTTGTAACATTTAGATATTTTACTATACAACCTGAATTAAGTATTGATGCAGATGTTCCACAATTTGATTCTAAGTATCATTATATAATAGCTTATGGTGCAGCTATTAAAGTTTTATTCCGTGAAGGTGATGATACTGAGAGACGTAAGTTTTATACTGAACAATTTTATCGTGGTTTAGATCAAATGAAAATACAACTACTATCTGAAAGAGATAGATCTATATTTAGAATTGGTGGCAGAAGAAGAATATACGGCAGACGTGATCCGTTCTATGGAGTATAATTATGAAAAAAATTGATATCAATGATTTTAGTGGTGGAATAAATATAAGATTTGCCCCTGAAGATTTCAAAGCTAATGAGAACTTTGAGATAACAGGACTAATGCTAACTAATGAACAATCATTAAGAACACAACCACCATTACAAGCAATAGGTCATGAGATTTCAGGTTCTTCTGTACCTACTCCAAATTTTAGATGGATAAGATCTTTAATAAGTAGTGATGGAACTTCTTATATTATAGGCAGAGCAGATGGTGGAGAAATATATTATATGGTAGCACCTGGAACTGATGCAGTATATATAAATACAAAAACTGCTACTTGGACAAGAATACAAGCTACTAATGGATCACCTACACTACAAGTAGTGTTAGGACAACATTCTATAACTAACTTTGCATTTACTACTCCATTTGCTCCTATTCAGACTGTTCCTGCATTGCTAATAAATAGTGCTTGGAATGTTGGTGTATCAGTAGATGAACCAGTTATTATTTATGTATTACCTGGAGATATACCAAGAGCTTGGCGTGTTAGAGATGGTGCTGGTTTACCAGCAGTCTATCCTGGATACTTACCTACTAATCCTCAAAACGTTACTTCAACATTTGCTACTGGTAATGTTACTGTAACTTGGACTGCTCCAGATAATCCTGGTAGTTCTGCAGTTAATAATTATTATGTATATGATAAAAATGGAACGCTAAAAGCTACTATTGCTGCACCTACATTAACAGCTACTTATGCTGGTGTATCTGGTGATGAAGTTGGGGTACGAGTAAGGGCAGGTAACTCTTATGGTATTACACCATTTGATGTTGGTGGTAATGTAAGAACTCCTGCTATAGGTTATATACCAAGAGCAAATGTTGGTGTATTCTGGAATGGATATCTTGTTTTAGGTGATATTGAATACTATCGTGATACTGGTGATATTTCTAAGAATATACCATTATCAAGTGCTAATTCTACAAGACTCCGTAATGGTATATGGTTCTCTACTCCTGATAATCCTACACAATTTAATCCACTAGCACAATTTATTATAGGACAACCAGATTCACAGATTATTCAAATGGTTGTAATACCAGCAGGACTACTAATTTTTACTTCTACGGTTGGTGCAGAAACTGGTATATTTTTATTACGAGGAACATCACCTGGTGTAGTTACAGAAGATGAGTTAATACTTAACTTTTCATTAGAATTAGTTAGAGGTGGTTTGGGAGTACCTCAAAATCGTTCTCCTAATTTTATTATAAATAAAGCTACTTCTTGGGGAGCAACTGGAACTGTAGTATTTTTAGATGAGAATAATCTTATATACCAAACAGATGGTCAAAATGTAAAACTAATATCAGATAATATACTAAATGTACAAACGCAAAAATTTGAACTACGAGATAATTTAGTTGCTTGGGATAAGTATATTCTTGCTGGTCTTAATAATCGTTTATATATTGGTAGAGATTATGGTGAGACTATATCATGGACTAGTTTTGTATTACCAACATCAACTGTTGATCCAAGATTTAATTTTAATGGTCCAGGTTCTATGATTGAATTAAATAATTGTATTTATTTTACATTTAATGGTGGAATTGGAAATAAGGTTTGGCGATTTAATATGTCTGCACCACTACAAAGTAATGCATTTTTTGAGTATGGTAAGATTGATGGAGTACTAGCTGATTTGATATTAACAACAAGACCAGTAAGAGATACTGATATGCATGAAAAAACATTTTGGCATAGTGTTGGTTTAAGATTTAGACCTCAGTTATTTGCTCCATTTGGACCTACTCCGCCAAGTTCTAATACAAATAATTTTAAGATAAAAGAATATAAATGTGGTATAAGTCCTATAACTACATTTGGTTTTACACCATTAGATACTTATGTAGAGCAAGTATTTTCACCACCATTAGAATATCCATTCTCTGATTCATCTACTTCAAGAGGTGAAAAAAAGTTCAAAGCTCATGGACCAAGTCTTGAAGCACAAGCAAGATTTGTATTTCAAGGACATGCAGATATTGAGGGTATAACTTTCTATGGTCATGGTAGAAAGCCAGTTAATCAATGAGTATCTTAAATACATCTGCTGATAAAGCAAGATTATCTTATGATATTGTTGATAAAAAAATAGTTCTAAATAACCAAACTATCTCAGATCTCATAGGTTGTAAGACAGGTATTATAGATGATTACTCAGCATCCAAATTATCAGGCACTGCAACTATATCAAATAAACAATATAACTTTATATCACTAACTAATCAAACTATATCAAAAGGTGACTTAGGTATATTTCTCAAATTAGTTAATGGAACTAAACAATATGTTTTATTAGGTTTATCTGTTGGTGATACAGATGCTATGTCTTTTGATGGAACTGTTGTATCTTATGTTCCCTCTACTGGTTTAGGAACTGCCAATGTTGCTGGTATATCTCCTACTGCAATTAACTTTATAAATGGCACAGGAACATTTTTACAAGTTGGTGACGACATTGTTGTATTAACTTTAAGAACTACTACTTCAGTTCCTGATAGTTATGTTGCTATTGGTATTACTCAAAGAGCAGGAGCTATTACACCAGTTCCTCAACCAATTGGAACTCTTGATCCATCAACACCTTTATCTACAAGCACATTACCAAATTCTTTTTATGCACACCAAAATACTGATTTTTCTAGAGTATCAATAGATTATAATAATTATTTAGGTCAAGGTATTGATACTATATTAGGTATTAGCACTACTTCTAGTACTGGTCCAATAAGAGGTTTTTCAAGAAACTTAGCTACATCATTTGATCTTGGTGTTCCACCTGGTGGTTATACTTCTAACTATGTTGTATTTAGTGATGGTAGATTAGTTACATCTAATACTAGTGGATTATATGTTAGAGATCCAGCTCTTGGAACTTGGACTACTTATAACTTTGGTGGTGCAGGAATAAATCAAATATGTACTGATTTTTCTAATAATTGGATATGGATATATACAGCAGGTGCTAGTGCTTCTGCTGGTGGTCCATTCTGGTCTTTTAGTGTAGCCGATGCTGCTCCTGTTGCAAGAGGTCAGTTAGGAACTGCTTTAGTTAATGGAACGCTAGATACTACGGTAAGAATTGCAGCTGATAATGGTAAGCTTGTAATGCAATATAATGATCCAGCACCATATACATTTCATCATAAGAATAGTAGTAATAATGGAAACTTTGCAACTAGTGTTAGCACAGGCTCACCTTTATTTGCTAGAGATGGGGCAAGTAATATAAAAGGATTACATGTACCAGCAGCGGATGATTTTTATTATCTAAGTCAATATACTACATCTACTCCAGATGAGGTTGCTATAAATAAGTTTAATTATACATCAGGTGTAACTACAACATATCTAACTGGTATTGAATGGTCTGGAACTTTATTAAGACCATTTGGTTATGATATTAGCACAGCTGGTCTTCACGTAATAACCTGTGTTAGGGATGATGCTGGAACAAATAGGCTATCATTAGCTACTAATAACCTTGTTACAACTAATTATGTATATACGTATACAGGCGTAGTTCCATTAGCAGAGGATAGCTTTACAGCTCCTACTGAGGTTCAACCTAATGTTTATTACTTTGCTGCTGGTGATGATGCTACTACAACAGGTGGCTTCGGTGCTACAACATCGTTAGTATTTAGTGTAACATTAACATAATATGTGTCGGCAAATTTATTATAAGTGAGGTGGGTAAATAATGGCATATACAACATATACAGTAGAGAGTGGAGATTCTCTATCTAAAATTGCTAAGGCTAATAAAACAACTGTATCTGCATTATTAGAAGCTAATCCAAAATTAACTACTGATCCTAAATATAAAAATGGAAGTGTTATATTTAGTGGAACTAAAATAAGAATACCAATACCTGAAACTAAAACAACAACTCCTACACCAACTCCCACTCCAACACCTAAGCCAACACCAACACCCACACCTACTCAATCATTCTCACCTGCAGATTTTCGTAGAGCTGAAGAGGCATCAATGCAAACTGTTACCTCAACTCCTACCACACCTACTCAATCATTCTCACCTGCTGATTTTCGTAGAGCAGATGAGGCATCAATGCAAACCATTACCTCAACTCCTATTACACCAACACCAGTTCCATCTTATACACCACCACCTATTGTTGATGAAAGAACTCAATTAGCTGCAAAAGGTTATATACCTCCTTATTATGAATTTAGTAATGGATATTTATTTTATTCTGGAACTCCTTATACAGGAAACTATTTAGGTGTTGAATATGTAAATGGTCTAGCTAAACAAGTTTCTTTTACACCACCACCAGTTGAACCACAACCTCCATCTATACCAAATATACCAGTTCCAAGTTTTAATGAGATACCAGAAAGAGCTAAAATAACGACAGAAACCGAAAAGGCACAACCTCAATTACCTGCACTACCTGCACCTGCTGCAATGGCTGAAGCTAAGCCAACACCTCCTGCACAACCAGCACCACCACCAATTGATACTTCATATCTAATAGCTTATGGTGAAGCACTAGCAAGAGCAAATGCTTTACGTGGTAAAGCTGGATTAACAAGAAACTTAGCATTAGAGAAAGCTCGTGCTAATAAAGAATTAGGTGTTACTGAAGCAGAGAATGCACTTTATAATGCAAGACTAAAAGCATTAGCATCATTATCACAAAGAGGATTATATGGTGCTACTGGACTTAAATTAGCTGCTCAAGATGTTGCTGGTCTTGAACCAATTAGAGCAAGAACAGAAGCACTAAGACAGTTTACAGAACAAACTAATTTAGCATCAAGAATGTTTGAAGAAGAACAAGCTGAGGCAACTGAAATTGAAAAACAAGCATCTTTAGCAAAACTAAAAGCTGAAGAGTTAGCAACTAAATTAACTAGGTCAGGAGTATAAAATGGCTGATAAAATAAATTATGGTCCAAGTCAAGCAACATTAGCACAACGTGGAGTTGAAGCATATACTAATGCTGCCCAAAATAATTTAGCAAATGTTAAAGCAGAGATAGATAAAGTTGCTGCTGAATTAGCCGCTGGTATTCAAGTAGGTATGACACCTGAAGAAACCGCAGCTATGAATGCTAGATTAAATAATCTAAAAAATCAAGCACAGACTATTACAGGACAGATACAAGCATCTTATGATTTTGCTACTAAACAAAGTGAAACATCACAGCAAGAATACAATGCACAGATACTTGCTATGCAAGCTGCTCAAAGAGAAGCAACTGCACAAGCATTAGGACAGTTACAGGCTGTTCCAACTCCTACAGGTTACTCACCAACATTAGCAGCAGGGGAACGTAATATAAGATCTCAAGCATTAGCAGAACAAGCATATATGACTGGTCCTGAATCTATACCTCAAGAAATGAGACCACGCATACCTGGTCTATTACCTACTACACCAGCAACAGCAGGTGGAGTTGTTGGAGTTACAGGTGGAACAACTAAACTATTTCAATCATTATTATCACAAGCACAGCAATCTGCTCTTGCTAACTTAGCTACATCACAATTAAGATTACAACAAGAATTAGAAACTGAAGCAAGAACAGCTGCTAGTGCAAGAGAAGCAAAGCAACGTGAGAAGTATGAGAACTTTAAGATATCTGGTGTTAATAGTATTATAAATCTTACAAGTGATATAGGAACTAAGACTGCTGAATTAGAAGCCGCTGCTGCATCTGCTGATACTAGAACTGGTAAGCAAATTGCTATGGCAGAGTTAGATGCTTATAAGAGAAAGGCAGCAATTGATTTAGCAAATGATCTTGCTCGTATTAGAGCTCAGGCTAAGTCTGCTGGATTGTCTAAGAGTGAACAACAAGAGATTGATTTGAATAATAAGATTATATTAGGATCAACAACTAATCTTGGAGCTTTTGTACAAAATAGAATTCAAACATTAGCAACTTCACCTAGAATAAATAACGTTACAAAGTTAATGGCAAAACCTAATGAAGCAGGTTTTGTAACTGATACTAAAGGTAAGATATTAACATTTACTGGTAATGATGGTTTCTTACTAGATCCAGCAGGAACACTTACATATTATGGAAATGTAAAAACTGATGACCCAAGAAATCAACAAACAATAGATTTGAATAATCTATATAGTAGAGTTACACTTGGTCTTGGCAGTGCTGCACTAGGTAAAAACGCATCTGAAAGAAATAAACTATTAAGTACTTGGTTTAATGATCCTAATAATGGATTAGGTGATAGTGTATATCGTAAAGCAATTGGTGTGGTTCTTGGATTACCAGCAACAAAACTTGATTACTGGCAGAAATCATTTGTTAGTGGTCTAAGTTATGGTGCATCAAAGTTACCACCAGTAAAACCAACACCAACTAAAACAACTGCTACAATAAAACAACAAGAACCTTTCCAACCAAAAGGTAAGAAAGCAGCATTTACACCAGCAGAAAAGAAACGAATGGCTGCTTTATTAAAACCTGGTGTCTCAATATCAGCAAGAAAATAAAACCTGAGGAGGTGTATCAATGGCTGAAAAACCTTTATGGTTAGAGTATTTAGAATTATCTAAAGCTAAACCATTAAAAGAATATAAACCAAAAACATTTCAGTACGGTATCACCGCACCATTAACACCATTTGAAGAAAGACTTGAAGTTAATCCTGATTTAGAACAAGCAAAAAAACAATATGATACAGCATATCTTCAAGCACAAGCATTAGGAGTAGCTGAACCTGCTGCACCTAAAAAAGGTTTATTATCCAAAGCACTAGATGTAATAACATTCTTACCAGCTGTTGCTACTGCAGGTGTAAAAGAGTTTGTTGTTGATCCATTATATCAAGTTGCTTATGCTTTACAAGATCCATATCTTACTCCTGAAGAACGTGCGAAAGCACAAGATAGAGAAAAAGTTTCTCTTGATGAATTTAGAAAAAATGTTAAAGAACGTAACTTTGCTCAGGAGATGTATAGCTTTTTAGAATACGATAAAGATGCACCAATATGGGAGAAAGCATTAAAAGAGTTTGGTGGTTTAGGTATAGACATAGCTTCAACAGGTGGATTTGGTACTGGCGTTAGAGTAGCTTCTGCTCTTGGGCGTAAGGTTGCTGCATCACAATTAGATAATGCTGCAACAGATATATTCAAAAAGAATGGAGTAAGATTAGCAAATGAGACTGATGATCAATTCAATAGACGAGCAACAGACTTTGGTGCAAAAGCTGCAACAGCACAACTAACTGGTAGATCTCGTGGTATTAGAAATACATTTAAGGATGAATTCGGTGATGAAATTGGTGATCAATTATTTAAGCAACTACCAAAAGAATTACAAGGTGGTGTCCAATTATATTATAGAGGTAAGAACTTTGCTTCACTAAATGCTGGTGGTAGAGTTACTGATTATTTAACTAAAAGATTAGGTTTAGAAAATCTAACCAATACAACAGAGAAAGCAGTAAAAGCTTATCAGAATACTAAGAATGTATTAAGAGCTGACTTATTAAAAACTCCAGTAGTCAGTAGTATAGTAGGTAGAATAAATAAAACATTAAACAATGTTGGTGGTGAGCGTTCTAAGGCTTGGTATAGTTATGTAAATGCTGTAGCACAGAATGCAAAAGATGAGGATTTAGTAACTGCATTCAAGGGTTTTAGAGCAGTTGATGATATTACTAATTTTAGAAACATTAGAACTGGAATGGTTAAACAGACTAATCAATTATTTGATGACCTTATGAAACTTAAAAAACAAGATGAAGTAGAATTTGATAGAGCAATAGATTATATGAAGAATCCTCAAAAGGTTTTAATAGCTAATGCTAATGATATTCAAGAAGATACTGCTTTGTATTTTGCAAATAGATATCGTGATGAGTTTGATAGATATCGTAATGATTTAGTTGAGTCAGGTTTAGATGTAGGATATCTTGATGAATATCTACCTATATTTTTTACTAAACTTGAAGACCAACAAAAGATGATTACATATTTAACACAAGGTCCAAAGGGAATAGTAGGACAAGGATATAGACCAGATATAGAAAGAACTAAATTCTTAAAAGATAAGATAGATCCAATAACTAAGAAAGTTGTATATCAAGCAGATAATGTAACACCTGTAAAAGTTCCAATGACTCCAACAGAGATAAAGGATTATTTTTTATCAGTTGGTCGTAAAGATTTAGCTGACTTAGTTGAAGATGACCCATTAAACTTATTAGCACGATATGCTACACAAGTATCTAAAATATCTGCTACAAAGAAACTAATAAACTCTCTTAGAAATAGAGGAGTTATTTTTAGATCAACTGCTATGCAACTATATCCAGATACAGAGTTATTCTTACAAGCTACAAAGAATATGCCACCAAATGAATTAACTAAAATAGTTGATGACTTTTTAGGTGAGCCTGGTAAATTAAGTGAGTGGTTAGAAAAAGTAAATGATAGCTTAGCAAAAGCATACTCAACTAATAATCCAGATGAGATACAGAAAGTAAAAGATGAAGTTGGTATTTTTATAAATTCAATTAAAGATGTTCGAGAAGGATTTAATTCTTATATAAAAGGACTTCGTAAAAACAAAACTAAGTTAGAGAAAGAAATAAATAAATTACAAACACAAGCACCTAACCTATATCCAGACCAACAATTATTATATGAGGCTGCTGATAAGAAAACTCAATTAGCAAAAATAGAAGAAGAGATACTAACACGTTCTGCAACTAGAGATGCAATTAAGAAAGAACAGAAGCGTATTACAGATCAACTAAAAGGCAAGTTACCTGGTGGTGGAGATAGTAAATCAAAAGTATATGGTCAAGTATTAAATGAGCGTGAGGGAATAGAATTTATTCCAATAGGTGCAAGTGAGTATGCACAGGATGTTCCATTTTATTTAAGTAAAGAACTAGCTGAACTTTCAGCTGAAAAAGAATTAGTTGGTATATTAGATAGATTTATTACAGTACAAAAACCAAGAGCTGGTAATAAACAAGTTGAAGACTTATTACAATCTGCTGATCAATATCTACAGTTCTTTAGAGCTGGTGCTACCTTCGGTCGTCTATCTGGATTCGTACTTAGAAATGGTTATGGTGCTATACAAAATAACTTTGTAATAGCAGGTTCAACCGCTGCTGATCATACTGTTGCACGAGAGATAGCACAGACAAGATTATATACAGATTTAGCAATGCAACCATTTGCTACATTAACAAAAGAAGATAAGATAACAAAACGAATTGATAAACTAATTAACAAGGGTAAATTAACTGAAGCACAAGCTAAGTTATTAAGAGATGATGTAGATAGATATGGCTTTGTCCAAGCTGAAACAGTTGCTAATATAAGAGATGAAGTTATTGAAACTAAGTTAAGGAATAAGTTTGTTGATGAAAATATATCATATTATGATGTATATAAGACAGCAAAAGATGGTGGTATATATGATAGATATGTTATATTACCAGCCTCTCAAGGATTAAATGCTGATGATGAAGCTGTATCTTTACTTGATGTTGACCCAAGTAGATTAGTTGTTAGAACAGATAAAGCTGGTAAAGAAAGAACTGGAACACAGAAAGGAATGGAATACTTACTTAACTTTGGTGTTACTGTTTCTGCAGATGTTGCTGGTCGTAAAATAAATCTTAGACCAGTTCAATTAACAAGAGATGCTAATCAGCTTATGGAAGAGTTTGTTCGTATTGCTCCAATTGTAACTGGACTTAGAAGATATGGAACTACTGAGGGTGGTGCATCATCTGCTATTATGTTAATGAAAGCAGCTCAATTTGATTACTCTGATTTATCAGATGTAGAAAGAAGAGTTTATCGTAGAGTTTTACCATTCTATACTTATATGAAAAATAACGTATCAGCACAGATGAGAGTATTACTAAATAATCCTGAAAGAATAAGACGTAACCTTGCTTTCTGGGAAGCTGTTGGTGATGTTATGTCTGATGAGAATGGTGAGAACTTTGTTATACCAGATTATATTGGTGAGATGTATGGTTTCTTAATTGATGAAGATGTTAGAAAATCTATGTTAGCTAAAAGCCCATGGTGGTTGAAAGAACTTTTACAGAACCCATTAGCGTTTAGACCAGAGTCACCTGTACTTGATTTAGAGCGATATTCCAAAGGTGGTTTCCAAAATGTAACTGAAGAGCTTGTATCAGCATCTAATCCATTATCTAAAGCAATTGTTCAGGTTACAATGAATGAGAACTTATTCTCTGGTAGAGAATATACTAATGAAGACCCTGCACCTAACTGGTATGTAGCACTAGATAAAATTATACCAGGTAATATATTAGGTGTTGAAACAAATGAAAAGGGTGAGAAGGTAGCACCAGGTAGAACTATTGATATATTCAAAACTTTAATACCACAGATTGGAACTATTGAAAGATCTGGTCTACCAATAATAGATGCTGCTATAGAATTGGCAACAGGTGAACCATCTGACTTAGGTAGCACAATGAGTGAACGTGCTATATCTAACTTACTATCACAACTTGGTGGTATCAACGTAGTTACAATTACACCAGATGTAGAGAAGTCTGTATACTATAATATGCGTAATAATATAAATGAAACAGTTAATAGTATAGCTCTTGATAAAGGTATTGATAGAACTAAACTACGTGAGACTGTAAATAAACTAAGAGATCAGGGATATACATCAGAAGATATTATAGCTCAAATTGAATTACTAAGACAACAAGGATTACTAAAACCTGATATAGCTGTAGCACCATAAGCTATAGTTGGAGGATTATTTATGGATATCTTTAATGCTATCGTAGGTATTTTATTAGCAGCACCAGCTGCTCTATGGGCTTATCTAAAAACTAAAAAAGGTAGAGCAAAGACAATAACTTGGATAAAAAGATTATTCAATGTAGATATTACTGCTGATGATTTACGAGCAAGTATCGACAATATGTCAATAGCATTAGATGCACAAGGTAACTCAATAAACTATCTAACAGAACAACATCAATTTCTAATTGAACAATTAAATCTAGCTAAGGCAGAATTAGAAGAAGCTCGTAAGCAACTAAAAGAACTTGATGAGTTACATAAAGAGAATAGATCATTGCGTAAGAAGATTGCCTCACTTGAAGAACAAGTAGAGAAGCTTGAAGCAGAGTTGGCAAGACGAAAGAAATATACACCGAAAGGAAAAAGAACAGATGTATAAAAGTCAAAATGGTTGGGAAGTAATAAAAGATATATCAGATAAGAAACTGGTTGTAGTAAGATTAGCAGGTAGCAATATACCTCTAAGATTACATAGAGATGCAGCTAAACTACTTGCTTATGTTGCTGTAAGATTTGATAAAGAAGTTTCTAAATTAAAGCAAGGTAATAAACCAGGTTTCCAAGATGATGGTGGATACAATTTTAGAAAGATAGCAGGTTCAACTAAATACTCTAATCATGCTAGTGGCACTGCAATAGATCTTAACTGGCAGAAGTTTCCAATGTTTAAGCGTAATATGAATAAGAAACAAGTAGAAGCATGTCGTGCTATTGTTGCTGATTGTGAGGGATTGATAAGTTGGGGTGGCGATTATAAGACCAATGTAGATCAAATGCACTTTGAGATAGCAAGTAAAGTTAGTAAAGAAGATATAGCTAAGTTTATTAAACGTAAGAAGATAAAGGCTGACGGGTCAGTATATATAGGTAGTAGTAGACATTCACATATAGACGAACTACTGGGAGGTAAATAATGCCATTTGTATATAGCTCAACACTCACCAATAACTATGGTGTTGATAGCACATCGCCTATTCCAATTCCACCTGTTGGTGCTTGGACTAGACCTCTTGGTGTTGATAATGGTCAGTCAGGTGGTGGCATAACTTTATCTCGTCACTTTGTTACAAAGCATATTGAATATGTTCCTTTCAAGCCTCAGTATAATATGACATTTAGTGATATTGCAATTAGATACTTTGCTGCTAACTCTTGTGTTGATACTTGGACTTATCGTCTTGGTATATATAATTCAAATGATAATTATCCTAGCACTTTAATAACAGACTTTGGTGCATTGACAGTTGATCCAGCAGTAACTTCACCTGGTTTATTATCACATACTGGTTTATCTACAGCATTAACAGGTGGTCAGTTATATTGGTTAGCTTGTGGTATTAACTATTCTGGTACAACTGATTTGTCAAATAACAGAACTCCTATTATGGGATTGATGATTGGTGATTATGTCAATATGCGTAGAAGAGGAATGACTGCTGCTAACGTAGGATTAGATGGTATATCATTTATTGAACAAGCTGGTGTTTATGCTGGTGGATCATTACCTGCATCAACAAGTCCAAGTAACCTAAACGTAGGATTCGCTATTGCTGTAAGACCATTCTTAAAGCGAAGCGTATAGAAAAAGGAGATATAAATGCCAATAATAACCGTAGCACAAGGAGCATATAACACAAATTATACTGCAACTCAAATGCCTGTCATACAGAATTTAGGACCAGGTATTCTATATGTTTATTCTGCATCTACTAATATCACAACCGAAGGTTTGCAATTACCAGTGGGAGCTGTCTATGAATTTCCACAAGTTGTTCAAGATGGTGCTGGTGCTGTATGGATACAGGCAACTGGTGGTAACTGTGATGTTCGCTTAATGAATGTAGGCTAACTAATGCCTATAGTTTATAAACCAGAGATAGGTAGTTTAGCTGAAGTACCAAATGGTTCTTGGCAATCTCTATCTGATCAATTTGCAACTGTAGCAGGTGATGAGTATATTGTTTCTTTTGACTCAACTGATTTTGAAAGAGGTTGTAGATTAGTATCTACTAATAGAATATATGTAGATAACTCTGGATTATATAATGTTCAATATGCTTTACAGTTTTTTAATTCAGGCGGTGGTGGGGGTAGCTCTCATGCTCATATATGGTTTAAGAAAAATGGAACTACAATACCTGAAACTGGTGTTAGACAATCAGTAACATCTAACTCTGAATATCAAGTATCTTCTCGTGATTATTTTTTAACTCTTGCTGTAGGTGATTATATCCAATTAGCTTGGGAAGTAAGTAATACTAATATAAGTTTATATCATGAAAATGCATCTGGTATTATTCCTATTGTAGCATCTGCTGTTCTAACTATAGGTCAGGTAGGATAATGGCTAATACAGATCCAGTATCAGGTTTATATGCTTCTCTATCTAGAATAAGAAACCGCAGACCAGAAGGTATGGCATTAGAAGCAGCTACTGCTGAACAAGCATCTACTGTTCAAGCTCAACCTAAAGCAATTAAACCAAGTAGATTTATGGAAGTGTTACCTGCACCACAACAACCAGTAGCACAGCCTGTAGCTCAACCCATAGCACAACCACAGACACCCTCTCAAACGCCCTCTATGCCTGTTTATAGCCCCGAACAGA